TGTGTACCGATATACGCGCTGGAATGGCAGCCAGCAAATGGGGAGCAACCGTGAGCAAGCAGTCCACTTCCCAGGACGATCCGGAAAGGCTCAGCCGCCAGGTCGAGATGATGGCCGCGGTCGGCAACGATCCCCAGGACATCGCCCGGATCCTTGGCCTGTCCCTTCGTGTCCTGCGGGCCCAGTTTGGCGCACAGCTCGATCTGGGTGCGAAGAAGGCCAACACGGCCGTGGCGGCAAACCTCTTCCGCCAGGCTACGCGCGATGACCCGCGCTCCGTGAAGGCTGCAATCTTCTGGCTTACCTTCCGCGCCGGTTGGAAACCGGAAGCGCCTGAAGAGGCCGATACCGCTCCGAAGCCCAAGCCGCTCGGCAAGAAGGAGCAGGCCCAGGTTGCGGCGCGGAATCCGGACACCACGACCCCGATGGGCGAGCTGATGGCGCGGCGAGCCGCTCAGGACGCAAAGCTGAACTGAACCTGGTGCGCGCCTATGAGTGGCTGGGACCTATCCTGCCCTGATTGGGAAACGAGGATTCGCGAAGGCCACTCACTCATCCCGGACCTCGCGCTCTATCAGGATGAAGCCGACCTGGCGGTCAGGTTCTTCGATCAGCTGCATCTGCCAGATGTGCCGGACACGCCCATCCTGGCCCAGGCCGCCGGCGGGTGGTTTCGCGAGATCGTGCGGGTGCTGTTCGGCTCGCGTGATCCGACAACGAACCTTCGTCATGTCGAGGAAATCTTCGCCCTGGTGGCGAAGAAGAACTCCAAGACCAGCTATGGCGCCGCACTGATGCTGACGGCGATGTTCATGAACCTACGGCCGAGAGCGGAGTTTCTCTTCGTTGGTCCGACGCAGGCAATCTCAGATCTGGCCTACAGCCAGGCCGCCGGCATGATCGAACTCGACGGTGAGCTGCAGCGGCGGTTCAGGGTCCGGGACCATGTGAAGGAGATCAAGGACCTCCTGAACGGCGCGAAGCTGAAGATAAAGACGTTCGACCTGGACATCCTGACGGGCCCTCGTCCCGCCGGTGTCCTGCTCGATGAGCTGCACCTGCTCGGCAAGAACTCGGCGACCCCAAAGGTGTTGCGCCAGCTGCGCGGCGGGCGTCAATCGAATCCCGAAGGCTTCCTTGTCATTCTGACGACGCAGTCGGACGAGGCACCGGCTGGCGCGTTCCGCGACGAGCTGACCACCGCCCGAGGAATTCGGGATGGTCGTATTCGAGGCGCCTCGATGCTGCCGATCCTGTACGAGTTCCCTCCGGACATCGCGAGGAGCGAGGAGTGCTGGGCTGATGCCTCGAATTGGCACATGGTCTTGCCGAACCTGGGCCGTTCGCTTCGGCTGAGCGCGCTGCAGAAGGATTGGGAAATCGAGTGCGACAAGGGTACGTCGGCCAAGCGGATTTGGGCCTCCCAACATCTCAACATCGAGATCGGCCTTGGCCTGATGACAGACCGCTGGGCTGGCGCGGACTATTGGGAGGCTGCAACTGACTCCTCCCTGAACCTCAAGGCGGTCATTGGCAGATCAGAGGTCGTTTGCATCGGGATCGACGGCGGGGGCCTCGACGACCTGCTAGGCCTGGCCGTCCTGGGTCGAGAGAAGGGTTCACGCCGTTGGCTGCTATGGTGCCGTGCCTGGGCGCACAAGTCCGTGCTCGAGCGCCGCAAGAGCGAGGCCGCGCGCCTGCAGGATTTCGAGGAGCCAGGCGATCTCGCCATAGTGGACGACATGGAGGAGGCCTTCGCCGCGGTGGCGGAGATCGCGCACCAGGTCGAGGAGGCCGGCCTGTTGGCCCAGGTCGGGCTAGACCCGGTCGGCGTCGGCGCCATCGTCGATGCGCTGGCGGATCGGGAGATCGAGGGAGAGAAGAAGGTCGTCGGGGTATCGCAGGGCTGGGCCCTGACCGGCGCCATCAAGACGGCCGAGATCAAGCTCGCAAGCGGCGCGTTGGTCCATGCCGGACAGGCCCTGATGGCCTGGGCCGTCGGCAATGCCAAGGTCGAGCCCAAGGGGAATGCCGTGGTTATAACGAAGCAGGCGGCTGGGACGGCAAAGATCGACCCGCTGATGGCGACCTTTGACGCGGTTGCGCTGATGAGCCGCAACCCTGAGGCCACCGCATCGGTCTACGAGAAGCGTGGGCTCATCATCCTCTGATTGCCGAGGTCGGAGCGCCGAAAGGATCTCGACATGGAACAACCCCGGGCCGGGCTGCTGCGGCGCTTGGCGCGGGTGGTCCGCGGAGCTTTCAAGCGGACGACGGACCTAACCTCCGACGACCTCATGTTCTGGGGGAACATGTGGGCCTCGCCGAGCCTGACTGGCATCCAGATCAACCAGCAGGCTGCGCTGATGGTGCCGACGGTCATGGCCTGCGTGTCCATGATCGCCGAGGACATCGCCAAGATGACGCCGGCGCTCTGGCGCGCGCAGCCGGACGGCTCGATGGTCAAGGAGAGCAACCACTATCTGGCCAAGCTCCTGCTGAAACCGAACGGCTGGCAGACGTGGTCGGAGTTCTGCATCCAGATGATGGCGGCGCTGCTGCTCCGGGGTAATGCTTACGCCATCATCGTGCGCGACGGGCACGCGGTCCCGCTCTATTGGGTCGCCATCAACCCGGATCGCGTTGCCCTGTGGCAGTCGCCGGACGGGTCGCTGTTCTGGATGGTGACCCGAGGCGGCCTGCACGAGCTCGCAGTATTGCGTGCCGAGCCCCTGCTGATCCCTTACGAAGACGTGATGCATTGGAAGGGACTCTCAGGATCGGGCCTGGTCGGCGCCTCGAAGATCGTGCTCAACCGTGAGGCGATCGCACTAGCCCTGGGGCAGGAGCAGCTCGCGGCCAGGACGATGGGAAGTGGCGCAAAGCCATCAGGCGTGCTGACGACAGACCAGAAACTGACGCCCGAAGCGGCGGAGCGGGTGCGCGACGACTGGAACCGACTGAACTCGACGCTGGCCAACAGCGGGCGCACGGCGATCCTTGAGCAAGGGCTTAAATTCGAGCCTATCACGCTAAAGATGACCGATATCGAGTTCCTGAAGTCCCGCGACTTCCAGATCCTCGACATTGCGCGCATCTGGCGGGTGCCGCCCCACATGCTGGGCGTGGATATCGTCAAGAGCGTAGCTACGAACCTGGCCCAACAGGCTCAGGAATATCGCAACTACACGCTCGGCACTTACGAGACGCTGATCGAGGAACGGTTCACCTTCACCTATGACCTGCCGCCCGACCTCAGGGTGAAGCTCGATAGCAAGGGCATCCTCAGGGCCGACATCAACACGCGCTACGAGGCGAACCGCATTGGCCTGCAGGGCTGGCTGACGACGAACGAGGTCCGCCGCGAGGAGGGACTGCCGCCGCTTGCCGACCCGCTCGCCGACCAGGTCTGGAAGCCCGTCAACACCGCGCCCACGAGCAGCCCACTCTTCTCGCAGCCGCCGCAAACTGACAAGCCAGCTGGCGTCGGAAGCGAGCAAGGCGGCGAGAACGAGGGCGCTGGTCGGCCGAAGAAGACGGCGCCCACGCCCGTGAGCGCGCCGGCGGATTAGACTGAGGCGCGCGCGGCCGAGGTGATCAAGGAGAGCCGATGAGCAACCCTATCTCAGTAGAGGAATTCTCGGTGCAGGCAAGAAGGGGGGAACTTCCTCGGCAGTCCTTTCTCACAAGCCGCAGCGGAATAACACTCCCTGGTGACAATGGCGACCGGACCATCGAGTACGTCTTCTCGGATGAGTCTGTCGCGCGCGATGGCCACCGGATATTCACTCAAGGTTGGAACCTCGAATCATTCTCAGCGAACCCTGTGTTCCTGTTCGCGCACGCTATCGAGGAGCCTCCGATCGGCCGGGTGACCCGTATCGTCAAGGTTGGCGCCGAGCTGCGCGGCACGGTCGAATATGCCGACGCCGACACCTATCCGTTCGCTGACACCATCTTTCGCCTGGTCAAGGGCGGCTACCTGAATGCCACCTCGGTCGCCTGGATGCCGCTCGAATGGAAGTGGGCGGCGGAGAAGGACCGCCCCGGCGGCATCGACTTCACCAAGCAGGAGCTGCTCGAGATCTCCCAGGTGCCGGTCCCAGCGCTGCCCTCGGCCCTTGTGACGGCCCGGGCCGCCGGCATTGACACGCGCCCAATCTACGAATGGGCCGAGAAGATCCTGGACAGCGGGGACAAGATCGCCATCCCGCGATCCGAACTGGAAGAGCTCAGAAGGGCGGCAAAAATGCCTGAGGCGAACAAAAGCGCGGAGCCGTCGAGGCTCCCCCAGACGAACAAGCGCGGCCTCTCATTCTCGAACCTCGTCAGGCGGGAAGGACCCTTCCGCCGCGAGCTCGCCCACGTCGCCTGGCTGGCGATGTGTTTGCAGGAGCTCGGCTTCATCAAGGAGGCCTTGGAGGATGAGACCGTGGAGGAAGATGACGAGGGCCTGGTTGCTGGCATAATCCATGATGGCATCCAGAAGCTCGGCGAAGCCCTCGTTCAATGCGCTGCTGAGGAGGTCGCCGAGCTACTCGGAGGCGATGCGCTGGCAGGCAGCCCGGCACCGGCGCCCAGGAGCATGCTGCGCAGGCTCGCCGACCTCTACCAGGACGCGCGCGAGCCGCTCGATCGCTATGTCGTCGAGATCCCGGGCCAGATTTCCCCAGACGCGCTCCGGAGCCTGCAGCGGTCCTGGCGCCAGTGGCGTAGTGACCCGAAGTCGCTGCTCGTGCTCGCTGGTGGCGTCACGATGCGGGAGATCAAGGCCCAACGCACCGGACGGGTTCTCTCCCAGGAGAACGAGACGACTCTGCGCAAGGCGCACGAGCATCTCTGTCAGGCCAGGGATCTCGTTCATAGCGTGGTGAGCCTGGTCGGCGAAGGAGACGACACGGCCGAGCCTAAGCAGAAAACGGAAGACCCCGAGACCGCGCGCCAGGTCGCCATCGCCAAGCTCCGCAAGATCAGCGGCTCATAAGCCTACCCCGCTTTCAGCGGTCGCCCAACTTCGCCGCCTGGGCAGCGGTACGAATGGAGGTTCCACATGACTGGGCTTTCTGTGAACAGCCTCAAGCAGGAGCGAGGTGCTCTAATTCAGCAGATGACCGCGCTGACGGAGTCCCGCGAATTCGACCCGTCGAAGTTCGCCTCGCTCGAAAGTGAGGCAGATCGGCTCGAAATCCAGATCCGCGCGGCCGAGGCGGTCCAGCGGCGCCAGACGTCGTTGGCCCGGCCGGCCAATTCGGATGCGCTCCTGTCCGGGAACGATCCGGCGGCCGTCCTGGACGAAAGCCCGATCATGTCGCCCTGGCAACTTGCTGACGCCATGTCGGACAAGCGGGGGGCCGCGGCTGTCTATAACAGCTATTTCCTCCGGGCTCGCAAGGTGGTCGAGAAGGAGCGGGGCTTCGTCTATGACCCGTCGAAGCATTTCCGCTCCTTGGGCGAGCAGCTACAAAGCGTCTTCGACTTTTATGCCTCGAAGGGGACCCGCCAGGACGCCCGCCTTGTCCGAGCCCCGACGGGCGCGTCGGAAGTCGATCCTACCGGCGGCGGCTTCCTTGTCCAGCTAGACTTCGCGGCATCCGTTTTCATGCTGGCCCACGATATGGGCGAGGTGCTGAGCCGGGTAAACAAGATCCCGATTTCGCCGAACGCGAACGGGATCAAAATCCCGGGCGTGGATGAGACGAGCCGCGTCACCGGATCGCGCTGGGGCGGTGTTCAGTCCTATTGGGTCGGCGAGGGTACGGCAGCTACGCCTACCAAGCCGAAGTTCCGACTCATCGAATTCGACCTGAAGAAGCTCATGTCGACAATGTATACGACCGAGGAAATGTTGCAGGATTCGACTGCGCTGTCCTCGATCGCCGGACAGGCTTTCTCGGAAGAAATCATGTTCATGACCGAGGATGCTATCTTCCGTGGATCCGGCGCTGGCCAACCGCTCGGGTTTCTCAATGCGCCTTGCAAAGTGCAGGTGAACAAGGAGACGGGCCAGGCGGCCAAGACCATCGTCAAAGAGAACGTCGACGACATGTGGTCCCGCTGCTGGGCGCGGAGCCGCAAGAACGCAGTCTGGATGATCAACCAGGACATCGAGCCCCAGCTCAACGCTCTCAACCAGGCAGTCGGCACCGGGGGCAACCTGGTCTATCTGCCGCCCGGTGGGCTGTCGGCGGCCCCTTATGCCAGCCTCTACGGGCGTCCAGTCATCGCGGTGGAGTACTGCGACACGTTGGGCAGTGAGGGCGACATCGTCATCTCCGACTTCTCGCAATACACCTTGGCGGACAAGAATGGAATCCAGGCTGCCACGTCGATGCACGTCGCCTTCCTCACCGACGAGTGGGTGTTCCGCATCACCTATCGCGTCGATGGGAAACCCATGTGGCACGCCCCGCTGACCCCCTACAAGGGTAGCAATACGAAATCTCCCTTCGTCACGCTCGCTTCTCGCCAATAGCGACGAGCTTCTCGAAACACCTCCGGAGCGTGCGCCTCGGGCCTCGGCCCGGGAAGCCCCATGACTTCCAGAACAGGAGAACCACTCCATGGCTCGTCAGTATCAAATGGCGGCGCAGTTTCCGCCTATTTCGCTGCTGAAGCCGGCCGCCGATGCCGCGGGCCGAATCAGCTCCTTTCGCTCCCTGAAGAACGCTCTCAAGGCCTGGATCGTCGTTCATATGGATCAGGGCGCGCCGAATACCGTGCCGCTCTCGATCCTCGAGGCCTCGGCCGTCGCCGGCTCCGACGGCAAAGCTTTGACCAACGCCTGCCCGATTTGGGCCGACCAGGATGTCGCGGCGGCCCCGACGCTCGTTTCCCAGGCGGCGGGAACGACGTTCAGTACGTCGGCAGCCGTGAAAGAGAAGATCGTCATCTTTGAGATCGTGCCCGAGGCGCATATGGACTTGGCCAACGGTTTCGACTGCATCGCCATTTCGACCGGCGCGAGCTCGGCGTCGAACATCACCGAGGCCATGCTCTACATGTGGGGCGCTTACGAGCAGGCAACGCCGCCGAACGCCTACGTCGATTAGGAGCAGCGGGCCAGCCTCGCCCCGACCCCGGGCGAGCCCATGGACGCCGGCCGCGCTTCCTTCCCTCCAAACCGCATCGACCTTATGCGCCCGCCTCGACAAGCGGGCGGTTAGGAGAGACTCATGACCACTCGCTCCCGTTACCGGAATCGGATGCTGTCGTTCTATGACGACCAGCAGTCGTTCGAAACCGTGCGGCGCATGTCGCCTCTGTGGTGGGTCGATGACTTTGTCGGCGCCGGTTCGGTCACCATCCCCGCGGCGGGCTCCGCCGAGAGCGGGGTCGCCTGGGTCTCCAAGATTGTCGGCGCCGCGCCACCGACTGTCGCGGGCATCGCCAATGGCGCGGGCGGCCAGATCGCCTGCACCCTGACGAGCGCCAGCCAAAAGCAGGACGCGGCGCTTTATCAGGGTGACCAGTTCAACTTCGACGTGACGAAGGGACTCGTCTTCGAAGCCCGCATCCGGCTATCGGTGCTGCCGAGCGTCGCGGGGGTCCAGGCAGTCTGGGGCCTGTCCTCGGCCTGGATCGACGGGCCGGACAATGCTTCGGACTATCTGGAGTTTGGCGCTTCGGGCAATGGGGCAATCTTGCTACGCTCCCAGGACGGTACGACCCAGAATTCGATCGCCTCCGGGACCACAGTGCTGGCGACCGACTGGCATATCTACCGGATCGAATGTTTCGATCTGACGGACATTCGCTACTACATCGACGGGGGTCGGGTGTCGGCCAACAACGCCGTGGCATTTGCTGCGTCGGGTGCAGCTGCGACCCTCCAACCCTATTTGTCCGTCTACAAAGCCAGCGGCGCGGGCGTCGCCACGCTGTTGGTGGACTACATCAAGCTCGGCGTAGCGCGCGCGTAGACCCATGGCCGGGCAGCAAATCGACCTGCACCAGATCACCGTCAAGATCCTGTCGGGGCAAAGCCTAAGCTCTGAGGGCGCCCTCGGCGCTTATCGTCTGATCGGGATTGCCATGCCGGTGGCATGGGACGCGGCCTCGATCTCCTTCCAGGTCTCGATCGACGATTTCGCCACGTCCCTGAACCTCTATGACAACCAGGGAAATGAGATCTCTATCAACGCCGCAGCCGGCGCATTCATCGAACTGGACAGCTTCCTGGGTGGCATGGGCTTTCGCGGGGTCAATGATATCAAGCTGAGGTCGGGAACAGCTGCCTTGCCCATCAACCAGACGGCCGACCGGAACATCACACTCGTTTGCCGGGCTGGCGTGTAAGCCGTGGCCCAGACCCAGGCCTATGTGATCACGACGCTCCTGGAGCCGGCGACCTCGACCGCCCTCCTGACGCTTGAGGACATCAAAGAAGAGCTGTCGATCCCAGACAGCAGCACGGCCGACGACGACTGGTACCAGAACAAGGTCATCCCGCAGGTCAGCCGCCAGATACAGCTCTACTGCAATCGGCAATTTGGGATCGTAAAGCTCCAGGATGAATTCCGCGCCGATCAGGGCTGGCGATATGGAGCCATCGTCCGCTCGTTCCAGAACCCGCTCAGGACGAGCCGATGGCCTGTCAACCGCATCGAGTCCATCACCGAGACGCTTCTGACCACCAGCACCGTCCTCACCGAGGGGATCGACTTCGAGGTCGACTATGACGACGGCGAGCTCTACCGCCTCAACTCTACCTACCGGGAGCCGCGAGATTGGCCGGCCGACAAGGTGGTCGTTGTCTACTACTCCGGCTACCTGCTCCCGGGAGACACTCCGCCCGACGACATGGACATCGACCCGCTGCCGGATGACATCTCCCAGGCGGCGATCCGCCTCGCCACGAACCGGATCAAGAACCGCGGGCGAGACCCTATGCTCATGGAGTTCGATCAACCACAAATCGGTCGCAAGCGATACTGGGTAGGCACGCCTCCGATGCGCGGCAACATGCCCGAAGAGCTGGCATCGATTTTGGATAATTACCGCACCGCAGTCGTCGCGTAGCCGCCATGCCCATGAGCCTCGCCCTGGTGAACGAGCGCCAGGCCGTCGCCGTCCTTGATCTGCTGCCGGAGGATGCCCGGGCAGAGCTGACGCGGGTCATCTCCGCTGCCACCGCCGAGGCGCTCGCAATGGCGCAGGCGAACGAGCCGTCGAGGACTGGAGGCTTGCGAGAATCGACCACGGCAAAAATGTGGGACTCCGCGACCAGCATCTACGGCAAGGTCTTCATCGCGCGCGAATACGGCAAGGCCGGAGCGCTCGAGTACGGGTCGCACAGGTCGGTTTCCGTGCGTGCTCACGAGCAGATGATTTCCCTTACTACCGGCAGCCCGGTGCACGCTTTCATCGGCCCTTACAGCCGCACGACAAACATCCAGGCGAGGTCATTCATGCGCGATGCGGCCACGTCTATCCGAGGCCGCGTCATCGACCAGATCACTCAGGCGATTGCAACGGCGACAGAGCGGGCAGCATCCGCGGGCTGACGCAATGAATCGCACCAAGATCATGACGGCGCTCTTCAACTTGCTGAAGACCGCCGGCACCAGGCGCTTTCTCGCCGATAGCCAGGACGGCTCGGCGGTGCTGACGAATGCGAGTTCGACTGCAGGCCTCGTCCCCGGCCTGCCGGCCTTCGGCCCGGGCGTTCAGGCGGGCACGGCGGTCGCCAACTTCGACAGCTCGACCGTGACGCTCACGAGGCCGATCAAAGGCTCGTCGATCCAGGCCTGGTTCAACACGGGTTTTCAGACCGTTGGCCGCGGCCTGCAGATGCTAGCCGAGACGACCGCCATGCCCGCGCTTTTCGTCTGCGCGGCCCATGACCGCTATGCGCCCCGGGCGACCCGCATGCCACCGAAGGTCACGCTAGGGGCCGAGGCCTGGATCTATGCGACATCGGGTTATGCGCCCCACGTCCCCCATGAGGACGCGCTCAACCCGATGATCGATGCCATCGAGAGCCTCCTCCTACCGCTCCCGCCCACCGAGGCGATCACTCTGGGCGGGCTGGTGACGCACTGCTGGCCGGAGCCGGAGATCGAGCGTTGGCTCGCTCGGATCGAGGGTCCCGCGATCGCCATCGTGCCCATCAAAATGCTGGTTCCGCTATAGCCGGAGGAAGACATGTCGGTCTACGGTGAACAGGTTCTATTCGCGGCCGGCACCTTGGTTGGCCAGCGGGTCGATGTCGCGGGCCCGCCCACGCCCTTCGGCATCCTTCAGGACGTGACCGTCGATTTCTTGACCGACATCAAGAGTCTCCATGGCCAGGGCCGCTACGCCGTGATGCAGGCACCGGGCAAGTCGAAAATCGAGATGAAGGCCAAGTTCGCGAAGATCCAGGGGAATACCTTCAACGAACTCTATTTCGGCGCGGTGAAGACCGCGGCCCAGACCAAATTTGCCGACAACGAGCCAGGGACGATCCCGGCAGTCCCCACGGCGCCGACCAGCTCTGGAACGGCGAGCGGCTCGACGCTGCACTTCTCGTCTGTCCCTGCCGCCGCTGTCGTCGGTGCCTTGGTCCAGGACTTGACGGCGCCATCCGCGATCTCTGCCGGAACGCTCGTCGCCTCGACCGGGACGGGAGTGGTGAACCTCAGCCAGGCTGTGGCGAGCGCGGTCGGCTCGGGCGACACGATCTCGTTTTCACCCTCGATCACGGTCCAAAATGCCGGCGACTTCATCCAGGACATGGGCGTCTACTTCGCGGCGACCGGCCAGCTCCTGACGCCCGTCGCCAGCAACCCAGCCCAGGGCGAATATTCCGCCTCGGGCGGCATCTACATCTTCAACGCGGCGGACGCGGGCCTCGGGGTCTACATTTCCTACACCTACTCGACCTCGGGCGGGGTCAAGCTCGCGGTCGTGAACCTGCGCATGGGCGTGGGTCCCAGCTTCCAGATCACGCTGACGAATCCCTTCGACGGCCGCCAGGGCACCTTCACCTTCCCCAACTGCATGGCCGGCAAGCTGAGTCTACCCACCAAGCAGGACGACTTCACCATCGCCGAGATGGACTTCTCGGCCGCGGGGGACATCGCCGGGAACATCTGCTCGATCAATCTCGACCAATAATCGACAGAGTGGGAAATAGAACCGTGGTTACCTCCGCGCCTCAGATCATTCCGACTTTTGTCCAGATCGGCGGCGAAACGATCGAACTGCCGCCCATCATCACCTTTGACGTGCTCGAACGCGCCTGGCCGAGTGTGCGTGCCTTCCGTGCCGCCTCCCAGGCCGGCGATCCGGTGGCCCAAATCGCTGCGGCCATCGGCATCTGTGCCGCGGCGCTGGTAGAGAAACGGCCCGAGCTTTCGGTCCCGGAGATCAAGAAGCGGCTCCGGGTCGGTTCGGTCGCCGGGGATGAGCGCGACGGACTGCTGGTGTCGATGGTTCAGCTCCTGGAGCGGTCCGGCCTCATCTCCCCTGCGGGGCAAAAGTCGGGGGAACAGGAGCCGTCGGAGTCGGGGCCGACGGACAGCCCGACAAGCTCCCCGACGACCTCGACCTCGAATACATCGTCGCCGAGCTAGCCTCCTATGGCATGGAAGGCGGCTCGCCAGAGCTGATCTGGCGACGCTGGACCCTGCCCATGTACTTTGCGCAACAGCGCTACTGGAAGGACCATCCACCCCTCCAGCGCATAGCCATGAGCTATTTCAAGATCAAGCCAAGAAAGACGTCAAAGCCGAAGACTGGCATCACCGAAAGGCCCAGCTGGGAGAAATAGTCAGCCATGCCGCATTTCCACCAGCTCATCATCCGGCGTACGCATGGGTGAACCCGCTCTTACCGTCAAGATCGGCGCCGATACGGCCGATCTCGCGACCAAGCTCGCCATTGCCAATGCGAACCTGAAAAATTTCAACGCCGAGGTGCGCGGCCAGGCGGCGGCCTACACGGCGGCGGGTGACGCCGAACGGTCCCAGATGCTTCCGGGTCTGCAATCGGCGGCCGCGGCGGCTCAGGCGGCCAAGGTCGAGGTGGCCGGGCTCAATGCCGAGATGCGTGGCACCGCGGTGGCCGCGGCCGAAAGCGGAGCAGGGCTCTCGGCCATGGTGTCGAGGCTTGAATCGGGTGTCGCACCCGTAGCCGAGCTCAAGGAAAATTTCGCCAAACTCGGCGAGCTATTCCTGGCGACGTTCGCTGTCGAGAAGGTCGCTGAGGTGGTCGAGAAGTTCGCCGAGCTGGGATCCCAGCTGGAAGTGATGTCGCAAAAGACCGGCATGTCGGTGCAGGCGATCCAGGCCTGGCACTATGCCGCGACCCAGGCAGGTGTGGACACGGCTTCGTTCGATTCGGCCGCGGTCAAGCTTGGCCGTAGCATGGAGCAAGCGCTGCGCCAGCCTACGAGCATGGCGGCTGAGGCTTTCCATGCCCTGGGCATCTCCCAGGACGAGCTTCGGGCCCACAGCAACGACCTGGATTACATGCTCCGTCGAATGGCTGACGGGTTCCATTCGCATGCTGACGGGGCGAACGCCGACGCTGTCGCCCAGGCCACTCTTGGCCGGGCCGGCGCCGAGCTGATTCCAGTTCTGCGCGAGGGCGCCTCCGCTGTCGACGACGCGACCAAGAAGCTCAACGACATGGGAGCGATGATCGACGGACCGACGGCCGAGGCCCTCCATCGTCACCGCCAGGCGGTCAACGACATCGGTCTCGCCTGGCAAAATCTACTGATCCAGCTCACGCCCTGGATCGAAACGGCGACCAGGATCATCCAATGGCTCACAACGAACGTCCAGGCCCTGGAGAATGCCGTAAACCAGGCGACCCGGATCCTTGATCCATTCGGTCAGCAGGCGAGCAACGTCGCCGGGAAAAGCCTAACTGATCTCGAAACGCAATTGACGAGGATCAACAAGGCGATCGAGACGACTGACGCCGAAATGGCTAAGTCTGCGAATAAGGCCTATTACCAGCACCAGCTCGACGACCTGAACAAGCAGGCGGTCGAAACTGCCGACGCCATTGCCAAGCTTACGGCGACGGAGAAACAGAACCAGACGGCGAACGTCGAGACCGGAGCACCTAAACCGGAATTGCCGCAGATAGGCATGATGGCCTCGCCGGCTGCTCATGCCGCAGCACAAAGCGCCCTAGAAGACTTCCGGCTTACGCTCCAGCAGCTCGAAGCTGCCTGGGACGGGACGCACGCCGACCTGCTGGCCAGGGAGCTGGCCATGTGGGACGAGGAGATCGCCGGTGCCAAATTATCGGCCCGGGAAAAGATCCAGGCCGAAATGGAGGTCGCCCGCATCCGCAAGGAGCTGGCCAAGGGCGAAGAGGACGCCCTCGACAAGTTCCTCGATGGACAGGCAGCCGGCTACGAGAACCTGACGCGGACGATCGAGGCTGAGGACAAGAAACAGCTCGCCGACTTCATCCGCACGACGCAACAGGAGATCCAGCACGAGCAGAGCAAGGACAGCCAGATCGCCGGTTTCCTCTCGTCCTCGGTCATGAGCATGCTGACGTCGCGCGGAAACTTCATGGTCGAGGTCGGCCGCATCGGCGATCGTATGATGGGCCGTGCCCTGGATTGGATCTTCCGCGAAGCGTTGGCCTACGTCGAAGGCGAGCAGACCAAGACCGCCGCCCTGGTCGAGGCCACCGCTGCCCAGCAAGGGGTTAAGACGAGTGCGGCCGCTACCAGTGAGGCCGTGGATGCCGCGACTTCCTCTGCCTCGATCTTCAAGGATGCCGCCAAGGCGGCTGCGGGCGCGTATAGCGCCGTCGCCGGCCTGCCGATCGTCGGGCCGGTCCTTGCTCCGGCTGCAGCTGCGGCAGCCTACGCGGCCGTCATGGCATTCGATGTCTTTGGGGCCGCTGGGGGCTTCGATGTCCCATCTGGCATGGAGCCCCTTGTCCAGCTGCACGAGCGTGAGATGGTCCTGCCGGCCAGCCTGGCGGATCCGCTTCGGGACTTACTCGGAGCCACCTCCGGGGTATCGCCCGCTGTGGCCGCCATCGGCAACAACTCGGCCCAGCATGTCACCATCAACGCTCCGCTGACGGTTCACCACAGCGGCGGTGAGACAGCGCTGTACGACTACCTCAACAGGCTCAACAGGACCCAGGCCCGGCGCCTGGCGCGCAAGGTCACGCACGTCATGACCACCTACCGGCCGGAGATGGCCAGGCTTACCTAGGAGGTATTCCCCATGAAGAAGTTCCTAGCCGCGGCGCTCATGCTGGGCGTCGCGATGGCGGGCGGCTATGCCCTGGCCGGGGTCTGGTACGACAGCAATGGGGGCTCGCACTCGACTCTCGACACGACCCGCTATCCGAGTGCCTGGGTGCTGACCAACCGCAGTGGAACCATCATCGCCGGAAGCGTGTCGCAGCAGATCATGGCGGCCAATAGCGGGCGTCACGGATGCTGGATCCAAAACCAATCCTCCGCCGACATGTGGATCAACGAGCTCGGCTCACCGGCCACGGGGGCCCAGCCCGCCATTTGGGTGCCTCCTGGAGCCGTCTGGCGTTGTGAAGACAGCGGTCTTTCCCTGACCGCCATCAACATCATCTCGCCTTTCACAGGCGGTCCCTTCGCCGCCAGGGAATGGTAATCCGATGATGATCAGGATTTTCCTCGGCACCTTTGGTGTCGTTTTGTTGTTCGCCTGGTCTGCCCTGGCGGACATGTCCTATGCGCCACATCTCTGGCAGCAAGCGGAGTTCTCGGGCGGTCCAGTCGCGACGCTCGGCTCGATCACCGGTGGCTCAGGCTATGTCGACGGAACCTACAATGGCGTCAATTTCTCCGGCGGGACCTGCACAGGAATTGTCGGCAACGTCACGGTCTCGAGCGGCGCCGTCACGACCGCGACGATTGCCGACGGTGGCGCGCACGTGGGAGCGACGGGGGCCAGGGGCTGCACCATCTTCGATGTCCTGACGGTCACCAACAATCAGCTTGGCGGCACGGGCTCGGGCTTCTCCGTTCTCGTGGCGACCATCGGGACCTTTTCCTGGCTCGTTCCGCAGCAAATCCAGATGTACTACTTGGATGACTGCGGATCCGGCGGCGGTGGCGGCGCTGGTCAGAATGCAGCCGCGACAGCGGGCGGCGGCGGCGGTGGCGGCGGTGCTGCGATTGTCAATCTTCCATTCTCGGTCACCCCTGGGGCCACGCTGACCATCTCGACGCCCCCGGGTGGCAAGGGTGGCGTCACGGGCGGCGCGGCCGCCGGCAATGGTGCGGCTCCGACGATCTTCGGGTCCATCACGGATCTGTTCAATGCCAACGCGGGCGGCGGCTTTGCCGGTTCCCCTGGCGCGACGGGGATTGGCGGCGCCGGCGGCAACGGCGGTGGCGGCGGGGGCACGGGTGGCGCGGGCGGCGCGCACAACACCGCGGGAACGAGCCCGACCCTCGGACGAGGGAACTACCCGACGGGCGGCGGTGGCGGTGGCGGCGGTGATACGGGAGCTGTCGCGGGCATAGGTGCTGTTGGATATGGGGTATATGGCGGCGGCAACACCCAATCCGGCAACGGCTCTGGCGGCGGTGGCGGTCCATCGTACTTTGGCCGTGGCGCTGGGGGCGCCTCTGCCGGCAATCCCG